TCCACTGGGGTTCTCGTCATTTTAGCACTCTCCACTGGGGTTCTCGTCATTTTAGCACTCTCCACTGGGGTTCTCGTCATTTTAGCAATAGATTTATCAGGTACACGCCTTACCATTCCATTTCCACCACCTTGGCCAAGACTCTTATTATATACCGCGTGTAATGTTTTAAAACTTTTTACTGGTTGACCGTAGTAACTCCTTCCATTCATCATAGGAAGAGAAGCCCATACAGGTGCCATCTTTGCAATCTGTTCCCTGTTAATTGGAGCATCAATTTCTGACTGGGACATTTTTGCTTGACCCATCATGTAACCAGCAATTGCCAGTTTATCCTGAACTTCATGAGTAAATTTAGTTGTTGCTGGATCTAAACCTGCCTTCGAGGCAAAGGTCTCTGGTTCGATCATCTGATATGCACCTACAGCAGCAGATTTTTTACGACCACCATCAAATCTACCATGACCTTCTGCTAAAAATTTATTCTGTAAATCTACAACCTCATTGATAGTATATTGTGATAGGTCTCCTGCATATTGTGACCCACCAAACCAAGTGTCGTAACCTTTTGCATGAGATGTCCCTTCAGCAAACCTAATAGTATTCAATAATGCTTTTGCATTTGTCCCTGCTGATGGAACTTGACCAGTATATCCTCCTCCATTTGTTTGTGAATTTGCACCCTCATTTCCACTACTCGTTTCTTCATTTTCCTCCGGATCATCTGGGGTGCCACTGCCAAACCAAACATCATATAACTTCCCCCCTAGCGTACCACCAACCCAACTACCAACAAAACCACCAAGTGGTCCACCAATAGCAGTACCAATTGATGCAATCAATGCAGTACCTATCATTTTAAAAGCAGATCTTCTTAGAGGTTTTTTGAATATAAAAACATCTAAGAAGAATTCTAGTAGAGCTCCAAGGAAAGGAATTCTACTTAACACTTTAGTGAATCCTCTACCAACTGCACCAAGAAGTTTATATAAACTCTTACCACCCACTTGGATAATAAACCTTCTAAATGGTTTAAAGAGGTTACTCATAAACACTTTACCCAAAGTCTTGTTCAGAGATTTTTGAACAAAATTCTGGATCATTTTAACTGGTTTTCCAAAAATTTTATTTACAAATTTACCAAATTTTTTGAAAATACCAGTAAGTTTTTTAACATCTTTAATTATCGTCCATGGAAATCTGATCCATTTATACATAAAGAAACTTCCTATTAGTTTAAGAGCTCCACTAAATCTCTCACCAATACTTCTGTCTGGTCCAAGAAGTTGAGCCAATCCTGTTAGAGTATTATCAATAAATCTTCCAACAAAGAAGTTAATAAACTTAAATGCATGTCCCATAAAGGTAATAATACCTTTTACAGCTTTTTTATTTTTTGGATCTGTTATCCAGCCTAAAGCTGCAAAAGCTATAATGTCACCAAAAATTCCAAAGATATCACCAAACATATTTGTGACTTTACCTTTGATTTTTCGACCAATACCAAAGATATCTCTACCTGGAGTTTTTCTTTCTTTCTTTTTTGTCTTCCTTTTCTTACTCTTTAATTTATCAGTCTTCTTACCTGATTTTCCCTGTTTACTTTTTAATCTAGTTATCCTCTGTAGAGTTTCTAATAATTTCTTAAGGGCATCTTTAAAACTTTCTTTTGATTCTTCTACATTATTTTCTTCTACATTATTTTCTTTAGAACCTGAATCCTCAACATTTACTTTACCAATATCTTCATTGGGAGTAGTAAGTTTTTGTATTGGTACAATAGCACCCCGACTAGAACCTCCACCTCCTGCAGCTGCAGCATCTAAATCACGTTCCTGTTGAGCAAAATCTCCAACGTCAGATTCCGCTTTTTGTCTCACCTTTTGCGCCGCTTGAACACCAGAGACAACACCACTTTTGAATACTGACGGGTCAATCTTACTACCCATCCTCCCCTTTTTAAAGAGTGCTTTTCTATCTGATTTTGAAAGGTATTCACCTGTCTCTGGATTTATACCGTGAGCTATTACGTTAATATCTGACATTTACTTATAATGCAAAACTGTAGATTGCCCACAATCCAGATTTGGGAAGTGTGCCCCCAACAAATGTTTCGGTTGCCCTATGGGTTGCGTTAGTAGAAGATGATTTATTAATAACAGTTGGTTGTTGTGATTGTCTAGGTGCAATACTTAACTGTCTACTTTCTTGTTGTGCAGAACCTAAATCTTTACCTGCATTTGATGGAGTTGATCCTAAATTTGGAGTTGATCCAGGAGGTGGTGGAAGTTGCGGCGGTGGAGGAGGTGTTTCTGACCCTTCAGCTAGCGCTGTAGTTCCACCAAACGGTGCAGTGAAGGGATACTTTGTTAAAGGATCAATTCTAGAAAGAATTGCTGCCTTTGACATACCAGTATCACCCATTTTTGTAGAAGTTTCCCAATGTAAATGTGGTCCAGTAGATCTCCCAGTACTTCCTACAGTACCAAGTTTAGTTCCAGCCTTTACCTTATCTCCTTTTTTAAATGGAGTTGGGTTTTGCATATGAGCATAGAAATGTTCAAGTCCAGCGGTGTCTTTCCATGCAACCCAGTTACCATAATTAGCTTCAGCTTCTGGAGGATGTGAACCAGTAATAATTCCATCGGTGAATGCTTGTAGTGGTGTTCCATACTTACGATTACCAATATCAGTTCCCATATGTATACCAGGTGAGAACTTAAAATCTCTATACTTCAACGCATGAGAAGACACTACCATACCATATGGATTGTCACCTCCACGTGGAGCTCCACTAGTTACTGTGGAAGAATTATTCCTTGACACTGAACCTGCATCATCTGACACTGATGCATCATCCATTTTTTGTCCATGTTCTTTGTCAAAAGCTTGAACTAGACCTGAAACTTTACTTGCATCCACACTTCTCTGAACAGTAGCAGTGCCCCTACGATTCTTCCACATCTTATGGATTCCCCATGTTCCATCTTTTCTTCTTGTGAAATAATATTTCATACCATCATGTTCAACAGTTTTAACACCTCCCTCCTTAATACCATAATTCCTATCACCAAAAGCTTCCGTTCCAGAAGTCTTTGTTATGAGATTTCCTGCTGCATCATCAGAAGACATTTCAGACCAACCAGTTCCATCTTCCTTTTTCCGATAAGACTTCCCAGTTTCAGTATTATAATACTTTTTAACACCAGCCTTTCCAGCATCAGCATGAGAAGCAAAGGACTTCATTGGTTTAGATGCTGTTTGTGTTTGTGTTTGTGTTTGAGATGGTGAAGGAGATGATGGTTTTGGTTTATCATCTGTTTTCTTATTTCCACCACCAAGGAGAGAACCAGTAAGATTAACAAGTCCAGACCATGCATTACCAAGTAACCCTTTGATAAAGTTTGCAGCACTTCCAAGCAAACTTCCTACATTGCCAAGATCAATTCCTTTAAGTGGATTGTTAAATAAACCACTGACTAAATCACCAATTTTTGATACAGCACCACCAGTGATAGCATTTAATAGAGAACCAATAATTCCTGGCACAACTTCTATTAATTTTTTTGGAATCTCCATCAAAGTGTTAAGGAATTTCCCTGGATCTGTTAACCACTTGAGCGTAATAAGATCCTTGACTACATTAAACATGGCCATGCCTATTTTAAACTGACCACCAAAAAGATTCTTACTAAATTCCCACCATGGTTCAACAAATCTTTCCCACAGGAACTTTATGGCGCCTGGAATAGCTCCTACAAACTTAACAAGACTCTGAACTTTCTTCTTATTCTTTGGATTAGCAAACCAACCTAAAACTTTATATAAAATAAAGTCCTTAAAGATATCTAACAAAAAACCAAATATATTACCAAGACCCTTTTTTGCAGCTTTTACAACAGGATTTCTTTTCGAATTTCCTTTCTTTGCTTTCTTTTCTTCCTGTTTATTTTCTTCTTCGTCTCTCTTTTCAGATCCTAATTGTTTTCTTTCTTTCTCTTGTTCTTTCTTTGTATCTTTATATTCTTTATTATCGTTATCTAATTCTTTTACTTCTACTTCAAGAATTTGATCTCCAGTTTGTTTTATCTGTTCCAACAAACCAAGTACAGTATCTTTAGTAGGTCCAGTCTTTACAATTGCAGAAGACTTCTGACTACTTGGGCCCATTGATGAAGTTAGTGCTCCTCCTTCCTTTATGGTTCTACCAGGTACAGCAAGACCACCACTCTCTGATCTAACAATAGCAGAGTCATTTGTTTTAGCGAGTTGACCGTCACGACCTCCACCACGGTTTCTACCGCCCCCGCCTCGTCCACCAACACCACCTCGCACGGTGTTTCTTACGCCTTGTCTTACTCCTGATCTTATTCCTTGTCTTATTCCGCCCCTAGCTCCCGCTCGCACACCAGTCATTAGAGCACTACGGCCGCCCATAAGAGCACCACGACCCAATCCGCCCATAAGAGCACCACGACCCAATCCTCCTATGAGTCCTTTTAATAATGGTACTATAGCTGCTAGTGCGGGTGCGGGCATATTAACTCTGTTGTTTCTTTATGCGTTCGTTTTCTTCTTTAATATAAGCAACTAACATTTGAATATAAATCTCCCTTTCCCAAGGAATCATGTTATCCAATTCAGTTAAACTATATTTGTGGTGTTGCATCATAGAAAAGTTGACTTGATAATAATTTTCAAGTGACTCGTGAGATAGGGCTATCAGAAAAAACTTGCTAGACCCTCAATTACTACGGAACTTGTTACATTAGTATTTGGATTTGTAACAGAAACTGTGTGGGATAACTTTGGCATAGTCTCAAAGAATTTCTGTACCTTTAAGAATTGTTTTGTATCCATTCCTTCCAAAAATTGATTGATCTCTTTCTTGGAAGAATTAGAAGCTTCATATACTTCTTCACCTTCTACAATTTGATCAATACACATGGATGCAATTTCAAATACCTCATCAACTTCAGTAGATGAACTATCAGCCATATTGTTTTTAATAAATAAATCCATACTTGGATACTTCATTACAACTGATACATCATCATTCATCTTTATGGTGTTTGAATGACCTTCCTGTTTTTCAACTACAATTTCATCCAAATCAATTTGCACATCAACAATAGTTTCATTATCATCGGGACAAGTAATCTTAAGGTCTACCGTTTCACCCACAGATTTTCCCCTAATGTTTAAAAAGATATATTCAATATCAAATAAAGCAAGACTATCAGTTTTAAATCTAGGTGTTTGGATACAATTAGATAGAATAGTTTTAACTGCGTTCGCCATCTGGTTTTCATCTTCAGTTTCCATGGCGAGTAGAAGAATTTTTTCTTCCTTCACTAGGAAAGGTCTATATTTAATCTTCTTATTAGTAGATGGTACAACCAACTCATAAATTGGCGTAGAAAGCTTTGGTAATGTCATTACAACTCCGTATAATGTAGAATACTATCTGAAGTATTTATACATCACTTAGGCGAGAATTCCCTTCAATGTATCCAAAATATCGATTCCAGTTCCACCATTAATAGGATCTCTAAAGTTATCAACGGATAAGGAATTGAGAGTTGTAGTTGTAAAAGTTTCATACTCAAAACCTACAGACAATTTTGACATAGATGTTTCTTCTCTACCCAATGAAACTGATGATATGTTTGATGGGAAAGCATTGAATATTTTTGTAGCATGTACTGGAATTGCCTTATAAAATTTAGTATTTTTCCTATCCCGTGAATCTGGGATTATATGTTCAAAAGAATATGCAGTTCTCTTATCGTTTGGTTCTCTACCATTTATAGATCCATTCATAGATCTCTCATACTTCACAATCATAATATCAACAGTATAGTCATCTCTATATGCTGTTCTAAAATTATCCTGTTGATGTGATATCTCAAATATATCAATTGAATCTAATAGACTCATTCGTTGAGTTGCGTAACCATAGATCCAATTAGTCCACAGGTCAAACATATTTTTTATCTGAGAATCAGCATCCAACATGAAAGATACATTAAGCCCACTGAATACTGCACCATAAGCATACTTTAGGTTTGGTGTATTAGTAATTCTATAATCACCCGTTGACATCGTTAGACCAGGCATTGTAGCTTCATCACAATAAAGTCTAAGCAATTGTTTAGTGGATCTCAAACCAAACTGAGGATCCTTCGATAGTTGTCGAATTAAGTTTATATTGCTGTCTAACTCTATGGTAATATCATAGAAATTATTACTACTGTATCCAGATTTTTTAAATTGTTCTTTAAATGTCGCATAATTCGACATCGGCATTGTGCCAGATATTCTACTCATTGTGAAGTTTCTCCCCAGACGGCTGATTTACTATATTGTTGGTACATATCATTCTTTCTAGTAACAAAACTTTCGATAGGAAGAAAGATAGATGTTTTATAATCTGATTTATTTATTTTATAAAGAGGTGTTTCTAGTCCCGCCACAACATAATGATGGTAACACTGTTTAGGAAACCTAGCTCTACCATTTTCTAATCCTAATATTACATTCATCCTAGACCTATGTCTTAGGTAATGTAAGTTAGCACCAAAAAATTTTGTACCTGTACTCAAAACATAAACAAGCGGAAACTCATCATAGAACTTTAATTTTTTAGCATAAGTTGCCTTATACTCAAACATATAAAGTTCACCTGGAGTCGGTATCATAGACTCTTCCATCTCAGACATATCTGAATACAGATCTACTGATTGAAATTTCATCCGTACTACATCACGATACCAAGAATATGATCTCGGTTCATTACCAGCTAATTCTCGTATCTCTTGAAAAATACTCATACTTTGAGTTCGTCTTCTGTGATTAACATAAATTTATAATTCCTATCATCACAAAACTCTTTTGCCGCTGTCCATTTAGCCTGGTTTTTGGCATACTCAGTAACTTCATAGATATATTTTTTCGTCATCCTCTGTTGAACCTTTGGTTCTCTAGTTTGTTTTTTTGGTTTAACTTCAATTAAATACTTCTGAATGTTTCCATTAACATCTCTGACTTTTATATAAAAATCAACAAAGTATCGGTGAATTCTATTGTCAAGTGGTGATCTATAAGGAATAATAATCTCTTCACTACCCCACTCAAGTATATTAGGATTACCATCGCAGTACTTCATGAATTTTAGTTCCCATGAAGATCTATAAATAATATTACGGTAGTCTCCCCTATACTTGACAGAATTTTTGGGAATATATTTTCCCTTAAGGGTGTTCATATATAGATATAGGAATAATCATATAAATATTTATCACCTCAAGCTATGTCAGATGCAAGTAAAGACTTTACAGAAACTTTAAGTGGTGGTAACTTATATTGGCCTTCTAATATACAACACCAATATGATTATATGGAAATGGAAATATTGAGATTTAGTCAAAGAAATATATTAAAACGAGACAAATGGCTCAGAGGTGATAAAAAAAGTGAGCCAGTTCCTACTTCTTGGGGCCCTGATGACGAGATGGACATAACACCTGAAACATCAAGAGAAGCTAGTACAACTAAGTTGATACCAAAAGGAAAGATATTATTACCAATACCAGATAATGTATCCTATACAGATGGTCCTCAATGGTCTGATCAATCAGTCAATGCATTGGGAAAATTTGGAGCACAAGTAGTTGCTGACATGGTGTCAGGTCAACATGAAGAAGCTGCTGGCTCATTAGCACAAGCGGCCAGCGTAGGACAGACGATGATTGTTAAAGGTATTTTGAGTAAGCTTGGTGTTGATCCAAATGCTGTAGCTCAAAACATAGGGGGGAAAATTGCAAACCCATATCTACAACAGATATTTCAGGGTGTTGGAATGAGACATTTCGATTTCAATTGGAAACTTGTACCTAGAAATGAAAAAGAACAAATGTCAATAACCAAGATAATAAAAACTCTTCGTAGTAATATATTACCAGGTTTCTCTGATGATTTCTCAGAGAATACAGCATTTGGAAATGCAATTCAACCAGATGTTACATATGGGGAAGATGGGGAGAACAGTTATACACAAGTTGACAAATGGTTAACAGTACCAAACATATTTAATCTTAAGTGGAAGTGTCGAGGAACTGAAATAAAATCACTGCCAAAATTAAAACAATGTGTATGTAAAAATATATCTGTTCAATACACACCAGATGGTGTATGGGCATCACATATGATGGGTGGATCTCCACAACCAATTGCATATAATTTAACTATGTCATTTGGTGAAATGTCTATTGTTACAAATTCAGATGTAGTCGCAGGTTTCTAAAAATGTTATTCCGTTCAACACCCAACTTTTTATATCCAGACTTTAAGGTAGCTGGTAAGTTTAAACTATCTAAAAATTTATTTCGTAGAGTAAGAGCTAGAGATGGATTCAATGCAATATATGCATCGTCTAAACAATATACTATTAAACCAGGAGAGACACCAGATTCAATTGCCAGTATTGCATACGATAACCCAGAAAAATTTTGGACTATTTTGTTATTGAATAATATAACAAATATGAATGAAGAATGGCCTTTAGATGATGACGAACTAGATGTCTATATAAGTGAAAAATATGGATCTTTTGCAAACAAACCAAGACACTGGGAAACATCAGAAGTAAAAGACAGTAACCAAAATATAGTGTTAGAAGCTGGTGTCGTAATTGAAATGTATACCAATAGTACTGAACAAAATCAATCTGGTTACTACCCAAAAGTATTCAATCAAAAAGCAAATAATGGTAATGGTGCTTTTGAAACCTGGTCATTTACATATAGAGATGTAACATCATATAATGATCAAGATGAACCTGCTAGTTTCATTGACACAACAGTAACTGCAGCACAAAATTTAACTAAAGTTACCAACAGAGAATTTGAATACTCGTTAAATGAATTAAAAAAACTTATCTATGTACCAACTGGTCTTGGTGTTAGTATTATGGAAGGTGAAATTGCAGAACTACTAGAATACGATACCAAATATAAATTAACTGGCGCCGGGCATAGAATTTCCGAAAAGGTATAAAAAAAGGGGTCTCTAGAGACCCCCTTCTTATTAATCATCAAACTCAGCAAGGTTTGCGAAGAAACTCAATGCATCGTCATCATCACCAGATGACTCGCGAGGTTTAACTTCTTCACGAGCTGATTCTGATACTGGTGGAGTAGCGAGAGCAGACATTGTGATGTCCACTTCATTCTCCTCAGTTTCCATGTCAACACGGGGTGGTTTCTTAGTGTTCAACACAGTATGCAAACGTTTCTGAAGTTCTTCATAAGTTTTGAAGTTTGAAGAATCGGTGAACGCTACCAGGGAATTTATCT